ATCCTCAACCCCGAATTCTACTATATCAACAGAAGGCATGATACGAAGGACTCTCATGAAATCATGGATACCATTACGTTCATTCTGTTTAAGAAGGTCAGTTTGAGTTGCATCACCACAGAACATGATCTTGGAACTCTCCCCTACCCTTGTCATTATACTATCAAGTTCATGATAATTCAAGTTCTGGAATTCATCTACTATAACAATTGCTTTATCAAGAGTGGTTCCTCTAATGAATGAGGTGCTCCAAAAATCAATAGTCCCTTGAGTCTTAAGATTACCATAAAGCATTTGGAAGTCTGCTTCCGTATGCAACTCAAACATATATTTAACCATATGTTTGTAAGGAATCTGATAAAGAGATGACTTATCCTCATGATCACCAGGCAAGAATCCAATCTCCCTAGTAGCAACTAATGATCTTACAATGTAAATTTTTTCATAAGGACTATTAGGATCTAAAACATCTTGAAGTGCATTGTAAAGGGTAATAAATGTTTTACCTGTACCTGCACAACCATATGCAACAAGATTCTTATTGTTACTATAAGATTCAAATAAAGTTTTCTGATTTTGTGTGAGAGGTTCAATCTCTCTCATCATGTCAGTATTAATTGGTTTCTTTCTCTTCATCTGCTTTGCTGACATACTTAGACCAACCCCAATTGGTTGATCTGTTTTCTTTTTACGTGGCATAATTATTCAACATCAAAGGCAGATTGTGTTTGAGATTCGTAAGAACCTTTTTTAGCTAACCGTCCAGAAATACCTCCAGATTTATCAGCTTTCTTGAGGACTTCACCCCATCCAGGATTCTTATTTACTAGTTTATCTCTCCACTCACCAACCTCAACACCTAAACTTGGGGAATTTTCAGGAGTAAAATACCTTTGCCAATCAGGATTGTCTTCTTTCCACTGATCCCAATCATGAACGCTCATTGCGACTTCTTTTTGTTCACCAGTTTCTTTATTAATAACAGGATAGGTAGCCATAAAAGTTTACAAGGGATAGTTATTTATATGTAAGGAGGACCAGAAAACCATGCGACTAATGATTTTCTTACACCTGCTTTAACAGGACGGACTCTATGCCATACATCAGATTGAAAAAATATCAACCCACCTAAAGGCAACTTAAAAGAATCATATCTAGGTCTGTCATTTGGTTTTCCAAACTCCAAATCTAATTCTCCACCTTCATATTCAGAAGGATTGCTTAACATAAGAGTCATACTTATCTTTCTAATCTTACCATTAGTAATTTTAGATTGTTGATCCTTATGCCAATCAAAGTAATCCCCTTCAGAATAAATTGCATATTGAATTGGTTCCATATCACTGATACGTAAATTCCATTCAGATCTATTATAATCTGACATTAAACCATAAAGAAGTTTACCTAATGGAGAATCATATATCCATGATACTTGAGATGATCTTAAATCAGTATCCAAATGCCTTGAAGATACATCATCATTAACTCTACTATAATCCCATAGCAAACTAGAATCATTAACTGCATCCTCAACTATATCAAGTTCAGAATCAGTTAAAATTGTTTTACCATGAGTAGAAGCATACTTCATCTACCAATCAAGAGCCTCTGCAACAGTAGGAAATTGTTTAGCAAAAATCTTACGAATTTCTGCTACCACATCCATATGTTCTTTTTGTGTTCCATGTGCAGAACGTAAGTCAATATAATGTACCCATGATCTCACAGAACCAGTCATATAGATTCTTGTAGGTGTTGCTAGTGGGAGAACAAATCTCGCACACTCCTTTGCAACTCCCTCTTGTAGAAGTGCATTGTAGAGATCCATTGCTTCAGAAAAATGCCTAGCAATAAGTGCTTGGTATTCTTCTTTCTTCTCTTGTGGTATGTCATCATTACTATTCTGACGATTCTTTAAGTCCTGACTGCGAAGATCAGGAACAGGAATCACACTATCAAGAAGATTAGTATCAGCATACCTCTGACTAAACTCTTGGAATGTGAATGATCTATGTCGTAGTATCTGTGCAGCAAGTCCTCTAGTAGTATTAATCTCTACCGTCATAAATGCTTGCTCAAAGACACTCCAATGACCATGTTGAATACAATACTTAAGAAGACCAGCAAACTTATCGTTACCCTGATTGTTAGGGTTACTTACACGAGCAACATATGCCATTAGCTTTTCAGCATCTGGTGTTACACTTACTAATTTAATCGGGGTATCCGTCATCGTCATCAAAGACCTCATCGTAATCAGTGGGAAGGGGGTGCATTTGAGTATAGTTCTCAAATTTATATGCTTCAGTATCTGAATATACTTCAGACTCTAAAGAATCTACAAGTAACTTTAGATTCTTTACAATAAGTTTTAATTTTTCTCTATCCATTACTTCTTGGAAGCAAAATATCTCTCTATAACTTCTACTTGATCATGATATCTTGCGATCTTATCTATCTCGCATTGAATTGCTTCGGTAATATCTGAATGCTCTCCTATACCTGCTGGATGTTCAAGATAAACATTAACATTTGCTTTATGTTTTTCAATCTCTCCATGTGCATGAGCTAATACTGCTCTAATTAATTGCTCTCTCATGTGAAGTGCCATAGATAATCTCCATTTAAGATTATATATTAAAAAAGGGGGTATGTAAACCCCCTTTATTATCTTAAGCAGCAATAAGTTCTTTTTGGAACTTAACTCCACGATAGGTTTCTTCAACCTTCTGTGTTTGCTTTGCTTTGCGTGTATCAGTGTCGTAAGAGACACCACGATAAGTGACTTTTGCCATTGTGTTACTCCAAAGTAGTAGGGATTTTTGCCCCGTTCCTTCAGTCAACTTGTGCGTCCCATAAGGGATGAACGAAATCCGTTCCGAGTCGGCTTACTTGCGACCTGAATGTATCAGGTTGAACGTTTGTGTTAATATTAACACAGTTATACTATATAGTCAAGTTTATTTGTAAAACGTGATACATTATTCGTAATAAGCAACGTCTTCCCCTATGGTGTTAGGGCATAGAAGTTGTTCTGCAAGAGATTTTGCTTGCATATTATGTTCACATAACTTATACATCCAAATTCTTTCATCTAAATCAACCTCTCCATCAGTTGATATCATACGACAACAAATGTCTATAATTTTATTTCGATAATTGGTGCTTAACATGTTCGATTGCCGAAGGTAGGAGTGCATACTCTTGTCTTTGTATTGCTTTCGTTAGAGATACTATATCATCATCTGGTAAAATAGGAACCTTTCCTTGAAGAATTATTTCTCCTCCATCCAGTTCTTCGTTCACATAATGAACAGTACATCCAGTCTCTTCATCACCACTATCTATAGCTTGTTCAACTGCATGTAACCCTTTATACTTTGGAAGTAAAGAAGGATGAACATTTATCATAGGAGCAGGAAATAAAGAAGGATTTTCAATCACTCTCATATATCCTGCAAGGATAATAAGATCAACTCTCCATACTCTAAAGAGATCTATCATCTTATCTTCATCTTTATGCGGAACTCTTACATGAGGAATTCCATATTTTGCTGCTCTCTTAACAGCACCACATTGTTTAGTGTTGTGTATCATCAACACAACTTCATGCTTATTACATATAGGATTGGTAACTATGTTCTCGAAGTTGGTTCCATTTCCAGAACACATAACACCTAGTCTCATTGGCTCCAGTCTTGGTAAGGTGGTTCTTCTTCATCTACACTATGCTTAAATGCATCAGTATCAAAGTATGATGGTGGTAATGGTTTCACATCATCATATGCTGCTACCAGTCTTCTCTTATGTTCACGTTCATCTAGAACTTCATTGATAAGAATCTTTAACTCCTTAACCATTTCAGGAGTATGTAACCTACGAGGTGTAATAATCGCACGAGGAAGAATTGGATTCCCATTCTCATCATGAGGATACACGTTATCCATGCATCCTTCTACCGTGCCACCACTCATCCCTTGGGTATCAATCTTGTCCATCTAAAGGTCTCCCATCCTTATCAAGTAAACCCATCTTCTTAACTTGACTTAAATTAGATTTCTCTTGTCTCTTAATCCTCTTATACTCTTTCATAATCTTATCTACTTCATTCTTTGATACTCTTACATTTAACTGCGATCCTTCATCTGGGTCAATAAATCCTAATCCACTTTTCTTTTTCTCTTCTTTCTCTTCTAGATAATCGTTGATTCCATTTTGAATCTCACCCTCAATGATATCGTTGATTTGAGATCTCAACATCTCATTGTCCATATTATTTTTACTCATAATTTCCTCTTCCTCTTCTTTTTATCGGGAGATTTGTAACCATACTGACTGGGTTTAGTAG